CAGCTGAAAAGCTACATTCAGCTTTGCCTGGCGCTCAGCCAGCTTGCCAAGCAGGTCAAGACCGCAAGCGCAAATCCGCAGCAGACCGAAAATCCTAAATACGCAATGCGGACTTGGTTACTGCGGCTCGGCTTCATCGGCGATGAGTTCAAGACCGCAAGAGAACTTTACACCAAGCGGCTTGACGGCGACACGGCATTCCGCAACGGCAGGCCGCAGTAAGCAGGAATCAGCTTCCTGCCCCCAACTCCCCACACTGTGGGGCTTTTGGTGGTAGAAAGGTGATTCTTATAAACCGCACCTTTCAGAAAGGACGGATTTCAAATGAAAAAGTATTACCTAGCCTACGGCAGCAACTTGAACATTCGGCAAATGGCGCTGCGTTGCCCTACGGCAAAGCCCGTGGGGACTGCTATAATCAAGGATTACGAACTGCTTTTCAAAGGCAGTAAAACGGGCGCTTACCTCACAATCGAACCGAAATCGGGAGCGGAAGTTCCTGTCGCAGTCTGGTCGGTTGAACCGAGTGATGAACTCAACCTTGACCGCTACGAGGGATACCCTACTTTCTACTACAAGACCGAAATCGAACTGCCTGTAAGGTACTTCTCGGGCAAGACAGTGGTCAGAACGGCATTCGTGTACATCATGCACGAGGAGCGACCGCTGGGATTGCCGAGCGGTTCGTATGTGCGAACCTGCCTTGAGGGTTACAGCAACTTCGGTTTTGACGAGAGCATTCTTCTCGCCGCATTGGAGAACAGCAGAAAGGGGCAAATATGAAAGCAAACAACAATTCAAATCTTCGCACCTGTCCGCTCTGTGGGGCGCAGTACGGCGGGGTTCCTGCTCTTTCGAGAAAGTACCCCAACACCTATATCTGCCCGGATTGCGGCACACGGGAGGCCTTAGAAAGCATTGGGGTTTCCACAGACGAACAGGAGAAAATTCTCGGCATTATCCATCAGAATACACACAGTTCTGACCGCTGATATTTGTGTACATTATTATCCGAAAACCGCTTGATATAATGCGGCTTTAGAGTTAATATACAGTCACCGAAAGAAAAATACACAAATACGGAGGACGAGAATATGTGGAAACAGGGCGCAATCGGAGGTAAGGACAGCAACGGCAAAATGGTTTCGGTTACTTTCTGGGTAAAACAGTACGAAGAGCCTAGCGAGGAATACGGAATCAGCGGCGGCAGAATTTCCAAGCTGATGTTAAAGCAGGACGGCAGAGTCGTTTACAACTACGACCGGGGCGAGGACGTTGAACCGCTGACCCCCGAAGCCGAAAAGGCGCTTGCGATTCTGCTTCACGAATACAACTAAACACTTGCGAAAGCCGCCTGCGGGCGGTTTTCCTCGTTCTGGGGGTGATGATATAAGAACGCTGAAAAAGTACAAACCGACAAAATTCAAGCTGAAATCTTCAGTCTACGATAAATCCGCTGCGGATTATGCCGTGGCTTTCATAGAAAACCTCTGCCACACCAAAGGCACATGGGCCGGAAAGCCATTCGAGCTTATCGACTGGCAGGAGCAGATTATCCGCGACCTTTTTGGAACATTGAAACCGAACGGCTACCGGCAGTTCAACACGGCATACATTGAGATACCGAAGAAGCAAGGTAAATCCGAACTTGCCGCCGCTGTTGCGCTGCTCCTCACCTGCGGTGACGGTGAGGAACGAGCCGAGGTTTACGGCTGCGCCGCTGACAGACAGCAGGCGGCTATCGTGTTCGATGTGGCAGCGGATATGGTGCGTATGTGTCCTGCGCTCTCAAAGCGAGTAAAGATACTCGCATCGCAGAAGCGACTGATTTACACGCCAACCAACTCGTTCTATCAAGTACTGTCTGCCGAAGCCTATTCAAAGCATGGATTCAATATTCACGGCGTTGTATTTGATGAGCTGCACACTCAGCCGAACCGCAAGCTGTTTGATGTTATGACAAAAGGCTCCGGTGACGCTCGAATGCAGCCGCTGTATTTTTTAATCACTACCGCCGGAACAGATACTCACAGCATTTGCTACGAAACGCACCAGAAAGCCAAGGATATAATCGAGGGTCGGAAAATCGACCCTACTTTTTATCCTGTGATTTACGGCGCAGATGAATCCGATGACTGGACAGACCCGAAAGTGTGGAAGAAAGCCAACCCGAGCCTTGATATTACAGTCGGTATCGACAAGGTCAAAGCCGCCTGTGAATCGGCAAAGCAGAACCCCGGCGAGGAGAACGCTTTTCGTCAGCTTCGCCTGAACCAGTGGGTAAAGCAGGCGGTGCGCTGGATGCCGATGGAGAAATGGGACAAGTGCGCATTCGCCGTGGTTGAGGACGAACTGGAGGGGCGCGTCTGCTACGGCGGTCTTGACCTTTCGTCAACCACGGATATTACTGCGTTCGTGCTTGTTTTCCCGCCTTTGGACAATGAGGATAAGTACATCATTCTGCCGTACTTCTGGATTCCCGAGGACAATCTGACCCTGCGTGTAAACCGCGACCATGTCCCCTATGATGTGTGGGAACGGCAGGGTTTCTTGCAGACCACCGAGGGAAATGTGGTTCACTACGGCTTCATCGAGCAGTTCATAGAAAGGCTCGGTGAGCGGTTCAATATCCGAGAGATAGCTTTTGACCGCTGGGGCGCTGTGCAGATGGTTCAGAACCTTGAGGGCATGGGATTTACGGTAGTTCCGTTCGGGCAGGGTTTCAAGGATATGTCACCGCCAACCAAGGAACTGATGAAACTGGTGCTTGAACAGAAAATAGCCCACGGCGGTCACCCGGTTCTGCGTTGGAACATGGATAACATCTACATTCGCACCGACCCTGCCGGTAACATCAAGGCTGACAAGGAAAAGTCCACCGAGAAGATTGACGGAGCGGTAGCTACTATTATGGCTCTCGACCGAGCGATTCGCTGCGGGAACGATCACGGGGCGAGTGTGTATGATGAAAGAGGAATACTTTTTATCTGATGCGTATAATCTTATTGACAAAGTAGCATAATTGTGATATAATATGACTACCAATATAGGAGGTGTTTTTTATGACAAACTCTATTTCAATAAGACCGTCAAAGGACATTCGCACTAATTACGCTCAGATTTCCGCACTTACAAGGGATAATCCGGTAGCAATCACGGTTAACGGCAAGGAGGATACTGTAATTCTTAGCCATGAGGATTATCAGCAGACCATGCACTATATTTCCGAGCTTGAAGAAAAACTTGCTCTGTATGCTCACCTTGCGCAAAGCATGGATGATATAAGGCTTGGAAGAGTCCACAGCGCTGATGATGTATTCAACGATTTATTAAACGACTTGGAGAACCTTGATGTATGAATTGCAGAGTAATATTCACTGATACGGCAGAAGCTGATCTTCGCGATATAGCCTTTTATATTGCAAAGCAGTCAAAGGATAAGAATATTGCGATCCGTTTTGTAAACAAGCTAAGAGAAAAATGCAAAAATCTCGAAATACTGCCGGAAAGCGGCTCGCTACCCAAGGAAAGGATTCTTGTGAGTAACGGATATCGTTTTCTTATTCATGATAATTACCTCATGTTTTATTATTATGTCAAGGAAGAAAACACGGTATACGTTAATGCAGTTTTCAACGCAAAACAAGATTATACCCGCGTGATGAAAAAATTTATATAACATAACAGAATAATTGCTAAGCATCTGTCAGCAATGGCAGGTGCTTTTCTTTTGCCAATTTTACGAAAGGACTGACTAAATGAAGATTTTCAGCAGTTTATTTCATTCCAGGGACAAGCCTAAAAACAGCACTGCCGGCAGCGCCTACCGCTTTTACATGGGCAGCTCTACCGCGGGAAAGAACGTCACCGAGCGTTCCGCAATGCAGATGACCGCCGTGTATTCCTGCGTTAGAGTGCTGTCGGAAGCTGTGGCGGGATTACCGCTGCACGTCTACAAATACCGTTCGGACGGTGGCAAGGAGAAAGCTGTATCGCATTCACTTTACCGCCTGCTCCATGATGAACCCAATCCCGAAATGACCTCGTTTGTTTTCCGTGAAACGCTTATGACGCACCTGCTACTTTGGGGCAACGCATACGCGCAGGTTATCCGCAACGGAAAGGGCGAGGTTATTGCTCTGTACCCGCTTATGCCGAACCGAATGACGGTTGACCGAGATTCAAGCGGAAATCTGTACTACAAATACTACCGTGGCTCAGATGAAGCAATCCGCAGCAAGGAATATGAGGTTATTCTCTCATCGGGCGATGTCCTGCATATTCCCGGACTTGGCTTTGACGGACTTGTTGGCTACTCGCCGATTGCAATGGCGAAGAACGCTATCGGGCTTGCAATTGCAACCGAGGAGTTCGGAGCTAAGTTCTTTGCGAACGGTGCAGCGCCTAGCGGCGTCCTTGAACACCCTGGTACTATAAAGG